CTAATTCTTTGTGATTGAGAAAAGATATTTGGGTCTGCAACTGGAATAATATCTACTTTATCATCAAAATCTGCAACTTTAATATTTCTTTGTCCACCAACTACGTCGTATGGATACTCTTGTGGCAGATAAGTTTTATAAACACCTGCTAATAATTTAAATTCATTCTTCATCGCCACATACAATCTCTTATGTATGGCTGACATGACTCTTGAACCACGTTCTAATAGAGCAATGGTCGTCCCAACAGCTGCTTGTTGGTTGCCGTCTCCGACCTGCATGTCAGCGATGGCGGCAAATCGTTGCCCTGCCGATACCACAATACCCATCAACTGCAATAAAGTTGGTGATGGTTCTTTAAATGGTAATGGCATAAATGCATCCTTGATACTTCCTCCAGGCGCATCTACATCTCTGAATTCTCCAGGTTGAATTGCTTGTGCTTCGTCTCTTACTCTTATTCCTCTTTGTTTAAATCCTGCTGGTAAATTACTTAATGTACCCGCATCTAATAGTTGTCTTAAAGCTTGTGTTGCAGTTCTCGATAAACCACCGATCATGTGTATTAATCCAAAACCGTAAAAACCCATTCCAGGTAGAAATTTAAAATGTACAAAGTAATCTATTTTAGATTTTGTTGGATCTTCTGCTTGGAAATTTCTTCTAATAGATAATACTTCTCTACTACCCATTTCAATAGTTACAACATAAGGAAGTTTAATTCCTGTTGGTTCACCTTGTGAATCTTTGTCTTCAAATCCTTCAAGGTCTATGTCTGTGTGTACTTCTAGAATTGTAAAGATGTCTTCATCTTGTGTTTTCTTAACACCTTCCAACTCTCTTTCTTTTTTCTGTACTTCTGTTTCTTCATTGTAGCCTGGTGTTAATTCTATGTCTTTATAAAAACCTGAAACTTGTTTTTTTCTAACTTCGTTTTCAGACATTTTAATCATGTGAATAACAGACTCTGCATCTTCTAAAGATGTTGCAGTGTAAGGGACTACTAAATCATCAGCCGGTACAAATTTTGACACGGCTCTGCCAAGAATTTCATCGTAATAAACTTTCTTGAACGCAGAGCCGGCAAGAGGGAGATAAAAAAGCATTTGATCGAACTCGGGTTCGTACTCCTTCATCACATCCATGAGCTGATAGTTCATGAATTCTTTAACTCTGTTTGATTGTTCTTCTTTGGCTCTGTCTGCAAGTCCAATTATTCTAGTGTGGACTGGACCATTAGCCGGTAATAATTCTTTATAAGCTTGTGCTTGAAACTGTGTAACCGCTTCTGCAAGAACAGGATGCGTTGCACCACTTGCTCCTTGGAAAGGTTGTGTTGGGTTTTCGTATTTAAATCCTAAAAGGTCTAATCCTTTTGTGTAGCTATCTTCCCAATCTTTTCTTGAAGATTTATATTGATTGTAATTTGCTACAAGTTCAGAACCTAGTTTACCTAAAATATCTTCTGGTAATAATTCTGCTAAGTTATCGAAGTGTGATTCTCCTCCACCTGCATTAACTGCTTCGGGATCAAAATTAATTGTTGCTCCTCCGTCTTCTTCTTGAGTTACTTGTATATCATCTGGACCAACCTGCTCTTCAATAGTTTCTTGTTGAGCTTCGACGATTTCGTCTTGTCCAGGTATTTTAATTTCAGTCTCTACGTTTGGTAGGGCTTTGTCTATATCTGCCATTTATATTCTCCGAGTTCTTTATTGTTGTAACCTGTTTTGTAGGAACATTCAACCCTTGTGAGTCTGGTCCCTTAAGTGGTGGGATTTCCTTAAATTTGACGTGTTGCATATTTGCAACAAGAGTTTTATTCTTCACTAAACATACCTCTCTTATTTCTGTAGTCATCAAACATTTCATAACCACTGATACCCATTGATAATGCTAGACCCGGTAATCCAAATCTACGCGATACTGTTTTTAAAGTTGTAGGGCTAATTCCTAGTCTCATTGTTTTTGCAATTGTAGGATTTATTCCTTTTGTTGCAAACTCAGTTGCAGGACCTGCAAATGCTGCACCCATATAGTTAAATGGGTTTGTTGCAATGTCAGTTAACGAATCTCCTTGTTGTACTTGTTCAGCTAAATACAAAGGTTCTGTTGCAAGTAATCCAATTGGTGAAGCTGCTGCAGATAATCCTCGACCTAAAGTTTTTAATGCTGTTTTGGTAATACCAGATTTATTTGCACCTAACGCGCCACTTCTTGCAGCCTCAATTGTTGATGGTGCAACTGCTGCTGTACCTGCTACAGCTGCTGTTCCTAATGCTGGAAGATACGCATCTCCGATTGCTGGACTTTCTTGTGGTGTATCATCTAATGATCCTGTCACCATATCTATTAATAAATTTTTTTGTTGTTCTTCGTTTGACAAATAAGTTGTTGGATCATCGTTCATAAATTTTTTAACAAAACCTGCGGCTACTGCACCACCTGCTGCAATCGCTCCAAATTTACCTGCACCTCTTGCTAATGGACTTTGTAAAAATTTTGTTGCAGCACTTTTAACTTTATTAATTGGTCCTTCTTCATAAGGAAGTTTATTAATATCTTGTGAAAGTTTTACAGGATCGTTGTCAAAAGCAAATTCCATTTGTTGTACACAACTGCTTCCAGCTGCAAAACCAATTCTACCACCCTCTGCTCTAAATATTTGGCACACACCACCTTGATTAGTTCTAGCAGCTTTTAATATTGTATTTTTAAAAGATTGTTCACTTACATCAAAAAAAGGTTTGGCTTTTTTAGCGTCAATATAATAACCTCTGTCTTCCGCAAACTTAGCTATATCTACTCCAGACTCTTTATATCTAGCTAGGTCTTCTGCTTTGTATGTTTTTAAAACATCTGTTCCAACTTTAATATCCGGTAAATTTAATTGATTAATTTGAGCTTTTGTAAATCCTTTTTCAGTTAATGATTGTACTAAAGTATTTCTATTATCGTCTAAAGACAAAGCTATTTTTTGAGCTTCAGTTACATTTGGTTTATTACCAGATAAAAGTTTTTGAACTTGATCTATCTTTTTAGAAAACTGTCCTTGATATCTCGCTAATTCACCTTGATTGATATTTGTGTCAACGACATCTACAAATACACTAAAAGGCTGTACCCCTCTTGACTCACCTGTACTAAGACCAATAACTTCGTTAATACTAAAAGGAACTTTTTTTATACCTGGTCCTAGAATATTTTTTAATTCATTTCTAAAATTACTTTTAAATGTTTCTAAATTACCTGATTCACCAGGATATAATTTATTTATATTATCTAAAGCTAACCTATAAAATGCACTTCTACGTGGGTTGTTTATAGTGTTTAGTGAAAGTTCGTTAATAATTTTTTTTCCAAGCACCACATCTTTTGCAATATCTGCATCTCTTCTAAATGTTTCTCCTCTTAAAAGTCTGGAGTATAACGCTTCTGTACTAGCTATGGTTGTAGGAGTTGACATAGAAGTTTTTTGAATTACTTCAGCTATGTCTGGTAATTTTTTAGTAGACTTAAGTTGATTTCTAAATACTTTGTCATACTCTTTAATATTATCCACCATCGCAGAAGATATTTTTGAAGACTCTTGTAAAGATGTCCACTTGTTTAATTCAGTTTGTGTCAAGTCTTTATATAGATTAACTGACTTTCCATCTTTAATAGTTCTTATTTTTTTAATATTGTCTTGAATCCAATCGGATGTTGTGCTGTCTAAATTTTTTCTTGATGGAGTGTTGTAGGTTCGAAGAGTGTTTGGAGATACACCAAGTTTTTCGGCCATCTGTGTTTCTGATAAATTAAATCCTTTTACATTAAGTTTATTTTTATTTCGTTCAAAAGCATTAAAGGAATTTGTTTTAAGAGTAGCGCCCGCGTTACTCCAAGGATTTTTACCTGTCTTATTATAAGTCTCCTCATAAAAATCTCTAAATTTTTTATTGTTTTTATAGTCGGGGTCGTATCGACTTGTGCCGATTTCAGTAGCACCACCATACTGTTTTATAGATAAATTTTTAAAAAGTCCGTCTTTCTTTTTTCTACTTATGTAGGCACTGACAGTTGCATTTTTAACATTAAATACGCCTGCTTTTTTCTTTAACTCATCAATGCCTATATCTAATTTTTTTCCGTTTTTTAAAAGTTGCTTTAGTTTAGCAACAATTTTTTGCATGTCAGGAGATAGATCACTTCCGCCGCCTGTTACCAGTCTAACCATTAAACCTCCAGGATCTTAGCTAGTCCGCCTCTTGCAAAGTTTTCTACGAACCTTGCAGTTAGTCTATCGAATCTTGGATCCCCTGGACGTAGACCATTTGCATCGACTACATTGTTTA